TCCAGAATCCCTTTGCGATGGATATTGAGCAGATCCGCTACGACCGTGGCCGATACTGAGCCGTCAATCGGGCGACTGTGTTGAAGCTGATCAAAAACGGAACCGTCACCCGGCATGGGAGCCTCCTGGGAAAAGTTTTTCTAATGTAGGAACTACCTGGCTTTTTTCGGAAGCCCGTTGGGCCTCCCGAATCCGCGCATCGATAAAAGCAAGAACACGGGCATCTTTGGCAAACAACGCCAGCAATGCGTCAATCGATCCGGGCTCCCCGCGCTGAATGGCCTGGGCTTCCCGGCCTGCAGCGGCCCATTGGCGCTCGGCCACCATCGCCCGTGGATCGGCGGGTAATGGGGTGGGGCTGGCCTCCATCAGCATATTGGGCTCTGCTTCAGAGCCGATCAGGTAGCCTTCTTCTGGGCCGCAGATCCCGTCTATGGGCTCCCGATAGTAGGGATCGCCCGGATCGAGCTCGCCACGCCGCACCAGGGCACCAGATCGCCAGCCAACCGAAACCGCCGAAAGAATCCCGTCTCTGACCTGGGCCTTCCGCAGCTGCGCCACAGGGTCGTGCGTGTCAAAACGCAAGCGGCCCACCAGGGCTCGCCCGGTTTCCAGAGAGACTACCGCCAGATCCTCCCAGCGACCCAATAAACAGTCAGGATTGTGGTTCCACAGGGCTGGAACCCCTACGGTATTGGCCCGGTTCAAATCCCAGTATTGCCGGAGGATATGGCCGTCCGTGGCTTCCCCTTCGGTAGAAATTACAAAAGCCGGGCGATCATCCTTCACTTCCTGGCCTGTCGCATCTACCAGCACCGGCTCAGCGCGGGTCGTATCGCGCAGCAGGCGCCCCACCAGAAAAGGCAGGGTCCGGCCCGTACGCAGAAGGTAGGACAGGCTCATGCGTCTCTCGTACCGGTCTTTTCAATGTCTATCAAGGTGGCATTGGTGTCACCCCGCCCCGGAAACAGCTCCACCAGGCGAGGCCCGGCCTGATCGCCCACCGGAGAGCCGGGCCCATTGTCAGGCAGCGGATCGCTGCTCTGATCTGGCTCTCCTTCCGGGTCCGGCAGATCCAGCCCCTCGGCTTCAGCGGCTTGAAGCGGACTCCAGCCCAGCTTCACCAGGGCGCTCACCCGGTTGATCTGCTCAGTCCGCAAGTAGGCATAGCCGGGATGCGTACTTAAATCGAAGCGAGCGGTAAATTCGTCGGCCCGCACCATCGTTCGGGGCTGGCCGGATTGCCGCGCAAAATGGCGGGCCAATGGGCGTAACAAGGCCGCTTCCACAATCGATGCAATCTGCTCATCCAGCTCGGCCTGGGTCCGGTATTGCTGGACAGCAGTGGCATAGGTGCCTGCGTCTGAGCCAACGGCAACGGGAACCACCCCCAGCGCCGCCAGCTCAGAGGCTTTGGCGGCCATCAACAGCTCAGGCGCCCGTACGTCGGCAGGTGTCAGGCCAGAGGGCTTTACATCTAAATCGCCACTGACTACAAACACCCGACGCCCATCGTCTCCGGCCAGGGCCTGGCTGGCCTCGCGGGCCACGGTTTCCCGGTTTTCCTTGACCGATAAATACTGGGCTCCTGCCGGGGTTTTTGCCGTTACAAGCACATCGGCGCCCCCCTGATCGACCATACTGGCCGTCTGCGCCAGGGCGGTGGTTTCCGCTCGCACCAGGTTCGACAGCGGCGCCCCGGCCCCCGTTCCAAATTCTCCGGCCCCAGAAGCTTGCCAGGAAAGAAGCCGTAAATGAGCAATTGTCCGGCGCGGATACAAGGTCGCAGGCTGCCCGGCTGGGCGATAGATCCACACCTCTTCCCCGTTGCGCCGCTCCAGCTGTACCAGCTTGGGATGAAGCCGATAAAGACCTACAATATTCCCATTTTGAGCAGCCTGCACCGCCGCAAAGGCGTTCCCGGTCAGCAGCAGATCGGCGACCAGCTGGCTGAAGATGGTTTCGCCAGGATTTGCCGGGAATAATCCTTCTTGATCGCGTGGATCGGGCGACTGGAGCAGCCGAAGCAGGCTCGCAACCCACGGAAATTCTGCCGGATCTAAGGGCTGGGTTCGCTTGCCGCCAATCGAATAGCCTCGGTATACCCGGATCGGATAGACCGAAAACGTCAACGCCCGGCGTTGCACCGCTGCAAATACGTTTGGGGACAAAGACAAGGCTTCCATGTCTTTTTCTGCCCGGCTGTTACTTGCCAATAACCGGCTTGTGAAGCCAGACATCGAGCGAGGCGCCCCGCGAAGGACGCCAATCGAGCCCAGCGCCGCGCGCGTCCATGCCCGCGCTCCGGCCCACCAACGACGATACCAGGGTTCCATTCCTTTCTGGTAGGATATTCTGATGGTCCCTGCCAAGGTGGCATTGATGTCACCGGAAGCCCAGCTGCTGGCGGTATTGGACCAGGTACCGCAGAGCGTCCGGCCCATGATCCGGGCACGCCGGATCTGGCTCTTCGACGCCTTCGCGCCACTTCAGTCCCTCCAGCTCGCTGATCAGCTGCGGGCAGGTGCGAAACAGCTTGATTCGGGGCTCGGCAGGCTCCAAGGTAAGCGGATTGACCGCTTGAAGCATGATTTCCAGCAGCTTCAACCCGGCTACCACCGATCCGGCCCCCTTGGCAGCAGGGGCCAGCCAGAGCCCCTGGCTGGCGGCCTCTTCGAGTGCGCCAGGGGATTCTGAGTCCGCCACCCGGTAACAGAGCTGCCCCGCCTCTCCGGCCTGGGCCTCCACACCCCGAACCAGCTCCAGCAGCTGCCGATCCGAAATCGCGGGCTCCAAGGTGGTACGCCGTAGCGCCAGCTCCCTATAGACGAATAGCTGGCCGCTTTCCTTGTTTTCCGCAGCCCAGACCACATGGGGCGCCCGACCGCCCCAGTCGATGCCTTGCCAGCGTACCCAGGTTTTTGGGATTTCAAACGGCTCAATCACATGGATTGATCGGCTGATGGGGAGAATTGCCCCCTCCGGGCTCGTAAACTCCCCGCTTTCCCGGCTGGCCTGCTGCCAGGCGGGCATCGCGGCCAGAATCTGCTGCCGATAGTCCTGGGGCACATGGGGATTATCCCGGCCTTCGAGGTGGCAAATCCGAACCCAGCCCGGCGCTTTCTGCACCAGCTCCTGATAGAGCCAGTCAAGCTTTCCGCGCAGCGGCGTCAAGGCCAGCAGCAGCTTGCCGGAATGGTCGATCAACCGGCTCATTCCCGAAGTCAGGCAGGCAAAGCTGTTCGGCTGCTCGTCGCAGACCAGCCCCTGGATCGCGGCCCCTTCCCAGGTCTGAGGGTCTTGATCAAATTGCCGGTACGCTTTGCTGACAATCACGCCGCCACTCGGCAGCGTTGCCACGCCTTCTCCGCTTCGATGCTCCCAATTGCTGAAGCGGGTGCCCTCTGGACACCAGCGCCGCAATTTGGGACGGATCTGCTCGACTGCCGAAGCAAAGGTCGGAGAGGCGACCCAGACCCGACCCGGAGCAGCAGGCACCAGGGCGAGCGGCAGCTGATTCTGGATCAGCCACTCCCATACCCAGGGCTCTTCCGATCCGGCAGCACAGGCCACGGCCCACATCGCAGCAACCTCGCTTTTCCCGGTGCGGTTGCCGCCCAGGATCAGCGCCGCCAGACAGTCAGGCTCTACCAGCTGCAGCAGCGCCCGGCGCTGGCTGGTACGGGGCGGATCGCGATCCCAGAGCCGCGCAAACGCCAGAGGCGTTCTCCGATGCCGGCGATTCAGCTCCAGCCGGGCCCGTGCCCTCAGCTCCAGGCTGGCCCGATCAGCCATTGCCACGGGCCAGCTGCTCCAATTCGCTATTGCTCAGCGTCACAAATTCAGCACCAGCCTCGATTCGCTCCATAACGACCGCTTTCTTAGGTGGCTCGCGGAATTCAGGAACGGTCAGACGCAAAATCGAGAGAGCATTGCCGGATTCAGAGCGCCCGTCCCGCTTGCCGTCCGGCTTCAAACCCAGCGCCCAGCTCGTGAGGCGGGCCGTCCGATCCGCCTGGGCAGCTGCCAGGGCCTCCTGAAAGGCGAGGGCTTGAAGCTCCAGCTCGGTCAGGGTTCCGCCTGCCTCCAGCTTCTCAGCAGCAGCCTCGCCCGCCCAGATGCCGCGATATACGCTCTGGCGGCTGGTCTTGCAGACTTTTCCGAAAGCAGCTTCGACCGTATAAATACCCGAAGCGATCAGCTCGCAGGCGCGGGCCAGCTGGGTCTGAGAGAGGCGGGCATACAAGGGGAGTGGGTTCATGGCCGGGCTCCGAAGATCTGTTGTGCGATTTCGCGGCTCATTGGGGGCGCCACGCTATTTCCAATGCGTGCCCAGCGATCCTTGAACGCACCGGGAAGAAGGTAATCCAGCGGAAAGCCAGTCAGCACCAGCGCCTCTCGAATGGAGAGCTGCCTTCTCTCCCAGTGGAACATAGCTACTCCTCCGGTGAGACTTTTCAGAATTGTCGGGGCTGGCTTATCTGGGTGAAGCATTTTTGCATTCCAATAGCGTGC